CAATGGTGGAAGAATTGTACAAGCGATAAGATGCTGGCAATATTGCCGAGGTCATATATACTTTGTCGATATTATTGGAATGATTAAATTCGTGGCAATAACGAATTTCACCATCAACAACAAAACCACAACGCACTCGTCCCACTCCTAGCCATTCCAAGTCAGTAACAAAAATATTGGCTTTTGTAAAATCAAGAGCTGCAAAAGAATCAATGTTCCATTCTGCCTGGTTGACAATATTTTCCTGGATGGTGCCAGTGGCGCTGCTTCTAACGACAAACTGCACGCTTGTGCCATTAGTGCGCAGGATAATGCCATTGTCATCATCAAAATATCCCACTTCCTGCACAAGTCCAGCAATAGGCGCATTGCCGACAAAACTTGCCATAAATAGCAACGACTTGCCTGGCTGATAAGGAAGGTGCCTGCGTGAACGACGAAGCACAGTATCTCCTGATGCCACTGTCGTCTTAAGCTCTAGCGAGCTTTCGTTTGTCAAATAGTTAGTGGTGCCGCCTCCTACTACGGCTTCGTCCCACAAGTCTGTGCGCTTTGAATAGCGCAGCATGGAATCAAACAGTGTGAATGGCTGGCTAAAACGTTGCCTGCCAAAAGCGTCTAGAGCCCCACTGTCTGGTCCCTGCTGCAACAACTGTCCACGGTGGTCAGCTTGAATGGCAGTTTCAAACTGCTCTCCACCACGAACTATTTGGCCCATTGTATTTAGTCGCTTGTCTTTATATTGTAGTCACAATGAGCTTCGCCATATTCCATTGCCATTGTTTCAAACGCACTTACCATGCTTTGAGGCGCATAACCACAGCCCAAGGCGAATTGATAGAACTGTCTAGTTAAAGACATGGCATTCACTTCTTGACATTGATGAATGATTTCCTGGTAGCCAGCAGTATCGCTTGTTGCTCTATCACAAGAGAAACGATGGGAGAATGAATAGGAATCAGTAAAAGCCATGGTAAAGGAAAAGGCCAGCCCGTAGGCTAGCCATGAACGATGCGCTTGTCAACCGTGCCCCTGCCCACGCAATTTCTTCCTACCATGCGAAGGCTTACTCCGCTTTCCATTACCTTGTTTCGTTAATTTCGGGGCCCCTGCTGCGTGCTCACGCTTTAGCGCTCCGCTGCCGCCTTTGCTTTTTACTGTCATTGCCAAATGAAAATGCTTATAAAGCTTAAGCCCTAAACGCCAATTTATTGCTTAGCCTGCCTCCAGGAAATACGGCCTGCCATTAATGTTTATTGGCACCCGTTTGTTGACGACCACTCCACTAGCAAATATTACGCCCCCATTGTCCCTTAGTCCCTGCACTGTTAAGCCTGCATTCGTCGTCAGCGTGCTTGTAGACAGCGCGTAGGACAAGCCTGAGACGGTGAGCGTAAAGAGACTGTCAGAAGAACCGCTAAGCGTTACGCCGCTTTGCACAAGGCTCCTTGGTTGGATGTAGCCAGTGTTAGACCACGAGCCAGAAATAGTGTCCCCACTGCGGGAAACATACAGCGATGGGATGATGCCAGAAAGCGTAGCAGTGAGCCCGTTGATTTGCCCCTGGAAATTACTTGTAGACCTAGCAATGCGCTGCACGTCTACATTGCTTACTCCTGCACTGGTAAACAGTCCACGAATGCGATTGTAATCAGCAGTGGCTAGGCCAAGATTAATTCTGGCTTGCTCTGCAGAGGGCAGGTCGGAAAAATTATTCTTGCGGACTAATCCCCTGGTCATGATGTTTTCTCTTTAATCTATCAAAATGCCTAGGCAAACACCCGATACGGGGCCACAGGGGTCACCAGGAACTCGGACCAGCCTTCGGGCAGTGGGCCGATGTAGTTGACGTGCCAGCCGGCCTTGGGGGTCGCAGGAGTCACGACGGTGCCGTCTGGGTCGATCACTGCGTCGTCGTTGTAGATGACGCCAACGATGTCCATCGCGTGTTCATGGGTGTACTGGATGTACACGCCGGGCTCGTCGCCTTCGGGCTCGTTGTAGAGCCCGGCTACGAACGCAGCGGAACGGAACGTCGACTCGTCGGGGAAGCGGAGATAGTTAGTCATGAGAGTCAAGTAGCAATAAGTGTCAAGAGCTGGGAATTGCTCAATCGTGTTGGATAGTAAGTAATTCTTTTGATTCTACCATTGTAATTTCCATAAAAACCACCGTTGTAGCCAATCCTCATCATGTTGGCAAGAGTATAGCTGTTAGCCCCGGTTCGCCCAAAGTTAGTATCAAGAGTGGCAATTTGGCCTGCAACAGCAACCGCGAATAACTGATTTGGCGGATCAGTATAGAAAGCCATTTTATTAATATTGGCAGTATTAGAAATTGTGTTTTGAATGGTTGGGCCAAAGTTCGTTCCTCCACCGTTGTAATGGAAAACCTGTGCAATTATTGTATTGTTTGATAAATGACCGAGTAGTGGAAGATATGCTCTACCGCCGTCAGGAGCATTTGTCCCAAGAGCAAAAGCAACAGTATTGTTTGTATTGTAAGTTGATAGTGCAATATTGCTGGCCAAAGGCATATTAGTTGAATCAGTAAAAAATGTACCAACAGAACTATTAAACCAGCTACTAAAATTACCTCCCGTAATATCGACTACCTCGGCAGCGCGGGTGACGGTGGCCGTTGTGGTGGGGATGTAGGAGGTGGGGAAGGCGCCTGCTTCTAGTTGGGCGCCCCAGAGGAAGAGGCCAGCGGAAGCACTGCCAGCCCTTGTGACATACACAGAGTTTTCACCCGCTGCTACTGCTGAGTACAAGAACAATGTTGTAGCGCTTGAGGATGTACCAGTAACAGAGCACCTATACCAGCCATTAGACAGGGCTTGAATAGACGCGGTTAGGCTTACGTCAACATTAGAAACTGTTCCTGTAGATAGATTAAAATATGATTGTTGATAAGCGCCACTTTGCTGGAGCGTCATGTTCAACAGCCTTCCGCTGCCATCGCCTTTTGCAAATACTGAAGCAGTGTATGTTCCAGGCGTAGCAGTGGCACCGCCAAAATTAGCAACGTAAAAGCTAACCGTTGTTGCCGTTTCAAGCAATCTATCAGCAGTTAGCGTACCGTCGGGAGCCGTGGTTGCATTTGCTGTAACTGTTGTGTTGTTTTTAGTCCAAGCCGCATTATCAAGCTGCTCGCTATAAGTTTGCAGGTTCGTCCTCGCCTCCTCCACCAACAGCCCAAGGCTTTCACTCGTCGTCGGGTTGTGATCGAATCTTGCGGCACCAGAAGCAGCGGTCTGGATGAGACCATTTGAGCCCACAAACGTGGCGGTTGATGCTCGGGTAAACGTGATCCTGGGGTCGAGGGCCTTGGTCTTGGCAAAGTCCAGGTTCAGGGTGGGCCGGACTGTGGGGTATAGGGCTTTGATGGTCATCGGATTAGCTCCACGCGGCGGCGGCAATGGCTGCCACCTTTGGGTCTTCGGCACTCAGGTCAGCGCCAGGTTCGACAACGTGACGGTGATAAGAGGTGGACAGCACGACGTCGTCCTCAAGGACGCGGGTGGCCTGGCGGACTTGGATCGAACCAGATTCCAGGACTTCGATTTTGTCGATGACGACTTCTTTGATGAGAGCCATGTTTAGGAACTGCCGACTGGCAGGAACAGGTTTAATGGAAGTAGTTTTGAGCCGTTACGGGCTTTTATGCAGCCATGTAGCAAGCGGTGCCGTCAATCCTCGTTCCGTTCTGGAAAATTGTGACATGGCTTGTGCCTCCTCCGGCTGCTGATAATCCTGCAAAAACAATCTTGCCGGCAAAGGCTGTATTAATTTCTGGCACCAAATAGACAACGTTTGAAGCGAGGTTGCCAAAGTAATGGCTGCTTCCAGCACTGTTCCCCGTCGAGGTATTAAATGGGAGTCCACTAATTTGTGTGGTGCTCCCGGTGCCCAAGATGATTACTTCAATTGCAAACTGAACGTAGACAATGCGTCCAATCTTTGTGTAGAACCCACTTTGCAATGAATAAGTAGCATTGCCGCCAACACTCGGCGTCCACGTCCCCTCTTCATAATCATCCAGGGTGTTTGGATCGGCGCTGGCGACTTGGGTTGGCGGGAATTTCAAACCTCCACCAGTCAACAAAGGCACGTTGCTGAACGCGGTGACAGCAGCCGAGCTAATCGCTGCCGTATTGATCGCTGCCGTATTGATCGCTGCCAGGTCAATGTTCACCCCTGCCGAGTCCTGAAACGCCATCGTGCCCAGGAACCCATTGAGCGGCACTTGGTTCGGGTCGGTGCCGATGTCAGTCTGCGTGACCACTGGGAAGAGCGTGCCTCCAACAGTGCCGCTAGCATTTTCAAAATAGCCGGAGATTGTTGTACGAGCAGGAATGACGCCGCTAATAGTAGTATCAATGCGCCCCAGTACACCACTAGCAAATGTTTGAACTTGTGATTCGCCGCTTGCACCAGCGCGAATTAAATCAAGGCCAGTAAAGCCCAAAGCCGTGGCAACGTTAAAGAAGCCACTAGCCGTTACTTTCTTATTAGGCGTGGAAGCATCACTTACGTCACGAATGATGAATTCATCATCAGCGGCCAAGTTAGCGCCAATAGGAGTAAGCTGAGAAATTTTTGTCATTTAGCTCAAGCCTCTAGCGGATTATTGCCGCCGACGCTATCTTCAAGCTCAATGGAAGCAAAGTCTTCCAATTGCAGAGTTTGAATGCGGTCAGGGTCA